CTTTGTTGGTCACCTGTGCCACCACTAGCAACAGTTAACGCCTGAGATGTTCCTGTAATAGATACAGATGTATACCCCTTAATTGCATTTTCTATTTTTTCTAAGTTATCGTTTGTTTTAGATCCCCATGTACCAGCGTTTGCACCAGTGGTCTGGAGGTCTAAATTTAATATTGTCGAATCAGCCATATTATCTCCTTATCCTGTTGGAACGACAGTCCATGTGTTTGTGCTGGAATCATCTACACCATTCCAGATTGTTAGTTTAGGGTCACCTACAGCAGAAGTTATTGCTACCCCAGTTGGAATTACAACTGCCGAAGCTGTAACAGTAACTGTGCCAAGACCAAAGGTTGCTTGAACACCAGTAGGAAAATACCTAGATTCTAATGTAACATCTCCAACACTAAATGTCGAGGAAACTCCAGTTGGTGATACTTCAGCTGTACCACTAACACTTACATCCCCTAAGCTAAATGTAGCTGCAACACCTGTTGGTTCTACAACAGCAGAACCTGAAACAGTAACTGTTCCAAGAGACGAGGTAATAGCTAAACCAGTTGGTGAAACTACAGCCGTACCAGTGACGGTGACTGTTCCAAGGCCCATGGTCATACCAAGACCTGTAACTGGAACCTCAGTGACTACACTAACAGTGACAGATCCTACAGAAAAAGTTGCTTGAACACCACTTGGTGTAACAAGCGCTGTCCCTGTTACCGTCGTTGTGCCTAAAGAAAAAGTGCCTGCAACACCTGTTGGTGTTACAAAAGTATGTTGAAAAACGTCTTCGGAAAAGGCACGCTCACCGAATGATGCGGCAGCGAAAGTCATTAGAGTTTATCTATTTCAGCTTTGACAGCTGCGTAGCTTATTTCTGAATGAGGATTTGTTTTAGTTGTTATAGCAATGCCATTACTATCTTCGCCAGTAACCCAATCTACATTATTAAATAATTCTTCTGTTAATGATGTTTCATCAGTATCATCTATTAAAGTCCATTGTGCTGAAGGTTTTAATGTGTGCATAGCTTTACTAAATTTATCTAAATCAATCATGCTGAAATCTCCATAAGTATAACTTGTGCTTGATGCAAACTACCACCTACATTTACAGTTCCAGTTGATGAAGTGTCTCTTCTTGCGTATAATTTGTAATCAATAGCATCTGTTGTATTATGTGTTGTGTCTAAAAAACTAATTTGTGGTGTAGAATATAAACTTCTTTCACCACTACTAACTCCAATACCCCAACAAATATCTGCTGTATTTGGAAACATTTGAGAGTAGCCACCACCATTAATTTGTCTAAAAACAGATAATCTACTTCTAGCCGCTGTGCCACTAGATAGATAAATATGACTTCTAAAATTAAATAGAACAAAAATTTTTGAATTAGTTGCACTTGGAGTTATTTGGTCAGTATAATTAGTAGCAGTATAACTTTCTGTAGTGTGTGAAGATTGACTTGTAAATAAAGCTGATTGAGTTTGTAAAACTTTACCAGGGCTAAAACTTGTAGCACCTGTACCACCATTAGCTGTAGCAAGCGTACCTGTAACATTGCTTGCTAAATTTATTGTAGAGCCATATGCGTTTGTGTTTAATCTAGTTAGTGCCATTACGGTTTACTCCATACGCTGTGTGTTAATTTTCCTGAAGCGTCTCTTGCTAAAAGCAAATCATATGCTGCTTCATCCGTGTGGTTGGCAGGGATGTCGCGTAAACTTTGACGCCAGGTCTTCATCTCGTCACTCATTGTTACATCTCCTAGTGCATAAAAATCTGTTTCTTGTAATTTTGTTAATCTAATTTTTCTTATTTCTGCAAGTTTTCTATTAGGCGCATCATTAATATACTCTGCTTTTAAAGCATCTATTTTAGCTTGCTCCTCTGGTGTTGCATCTCTTAATATTCCGTTAACGTTTATTTTACTCATATTAACTATTTACCACTCCATATGCTCTAATCGTTGCAGTTAGATTACCACCTGTATTTAAATATAATTTAATTCCTCTTACAGAATCATTATCATGATATAACCCTCCAAAATAACCAGAATTTACATATCCAGAATTATTTATAAAACCAAATGTTCCATGCCAACCTGTATAAACTGTGCTTGTGTAAGGATCTTGAACATTCATTACCATTCTCATACCAAGTTTATTTGCGTCACCCGCTACACCAGAACCCTCAAATCTAGCTAAAGTGTGTCCATCATTGTCAGTATTATCTTCACCACCAGTATCTGCATTTAATGATCTAGCAGAATATCCATAATTACTACCTCCTAAATCACCACTTTCATCTCTAAACTGCATATACACACTAGCACCACCACTATCTGGAACTAATTTATCAACTATAATAATATAGTTTTTATATGTGGCTGAAAAAATACTATCTAAATTTACTGCAGCGGCACTTCCTCCATTAACTTGTCCAACAGGAACTAAACCACCACTTATTCCTGTAACCGTAGCGCCAGTTGCATCAAATGTTGCACCAGATGCTACATCAAGTGTAGCGCCTGAAGGAACACTGACTGTTGTACTTGCTCCACCTAGAGTTAAATTTGCTCCTGCAGTTAAAGTAAACGTATCACCTGAGTCACCAATTGTACCGGCGGTACCTGACGCTGGTGACCATTTATCTGCTTTTATTTCACTTGTCATGTTGTTAACCTATATCCTAAAAAATATGTATTAGCTGCTGCTGGATTTAACGCGCTTGTTGTACCTCTATTTTGATAAACAACAACATCCATATAGTCGCCAGCTACTAAAGTTATTACTGCTTGGCAAAAACCAGAAGAATTTGGACCATGATAATTTATCCAATCAGCGATAACGCTACCATTTTTTCTAATTTTAGTCATATAATAATTAAATGAATTACCATCATCAGATCCAATGAATGTAGAAAAGAAATAACGACCCCCTTTTCCTGATGGAACTGTGAAACGATATGTAGATGTGTCAAAAGCACCATCTGTATCTGCAACTTCAGCGTTAAATGGTATTACAGAATCTGTTTGATCTGCTATATTGTGAGAGCCTGATCTAGTAGCATGAAAAAAAGGATCACATAAAACACTTGATGAATAAGCTGACCCTGCAAGGTTTATAGTATTTCCTGTTGTTCCAAGATTAATTGTGTCGCCTGTTAATGTAATAGTGTCTCCTGACTCACCAATACCAATTGATGATCCAGACTGCTTGATGATTTCGTTTACTTTAATTTGTGATACCATCTATGAAACTCCATTTAATTTCCAAGCACCAAAACCTGTATTGTAAGTGTCCGATGTGTTTCTGTTTGATCCGTGATTGTGTTGTATAACAGCGCATATAAAATCGGAACTACCATTTAAATAAGTTACTCCTACAGAAGTTGCATAAATACTGTCAGTGCCATTTTGTCTAAAATAATTTTGTGAAAATTTATCACCGTCAGCTGACCCATTTTTACATAAATTTATTTGATAAAAATTACCGCTGTTTAAATCTTGTAACCCCATATACATCCATGCATAATAATATCCTGCTGTTTGTGGAGTAAATTTATATGTGCTAGTGTCAAAAGCATTATCTGTATCATATGCTTTTTTACCACCAGTTGTTCCACTATCATTATCAAATGCTAAAATTGTTCTTGTTGTATTGCTTATTGCTTGCACTGCACTCATGTAAGCATTAAATGATGGAGCATTATTACCACCAAAGCCAGTAGCAGTTCCTGCATTGGCAATCGTTACGCCAGCAGGTACATTGATTGTATCTCCTGATACACCAAGATTTATCGTAGCAGTATTTGTACTGCCAATCTGCATTGTATTAGATCCTGAAATTGTATCTATTGTATTTGTTTCAATCTTACTCATACGATAACAAACGTTGCTCCTGATGGTACGGTTAAAGTTTTGCCAGACTGTACCGTGAATGGCCCAGCTACAAGTGCATTATCACTTGCTGCTAGCGTTAAATTCTGTGTCAAGGTCTGTACGTTTCTATACACACCGTTGATTGTTGTTAACTTATCGTATGATATACTAGAATCAGCTGGAGTGCCAGCGTCAAATGAGTTACCAAGTAAAATTCCAAAGAACGTATCTGAAGCTGCTGGTGGTGCTGTAAAAGCAATACTAGATCTAGTTGATCCAAAAGTAAATGCGCTATTAGGCTCCTGAATTACTCCTGATATAGAAATAATACATTGGTTCAATGATGCCATCTCCACGGTGCTTCCACCTACCTGAAGGCTAAAATCAGTATTGGATCCGTTAAATCCTGAGCTAATATCATCGAGCTTCTGGAACGCGCCAAATGCTAATCCTGGTCCAATATATGCCATTAACTACTCTCCCATGTGGTAACTAATTCATTATATTTTGTAATAATATCTTCTTTAGCTATTGGTGTTGTATTGTTATACCATACAATATTATCCAACTTTGCAGTGTCATGTGATGGACATGAAAATTCTGCATCTGCATTGATAGCTTTTATAGCCGCTCCTATTGTTGGTTTAGGTGTATAAGTCATGCTAAAACCTCCATAAGTGTAATCATACATTGTGAACCACCATTTGCTATAGTAACTGTTTGGGCTCCGTCAGTTCCAATTTGTATTGTGTAAGTTGTTGCTGAAGTTGTGCTTGGAGAATCTAAATATTGTACTGAACTTCTACTAGCATTTGTATCGCCATCTCCGTAAGTATCTTTTTGGTTTGGTTGTGTAAAAATATTAGATGTTGCTCCACCACTTATTGCTCTTTCTATTTGAGTTTTATATCCTCTATTACTACCATGCTGTGCTTGTATAGTATAATTAATTAAAACTTTTGAATCTGATGCAGTTGGAGTAATAGTAGCGGCTAGTGTGTTTCCACCACCAGTTATATCTCCAAAACTTGATGCGGCAAAATCTGTATCTGTTGAAAAAATTGTTTGAATAACTTGTGCAATTTTTCCAGCGTCGACAGCAGAACTAGCAAGTGTCGTGCTACCAGTAAATTTTAAAAACTGTCCTGATGTACCAGACGCTATGCCTGTACCGCCATTAGCTACAGGGATTGTTCCTGTGATTCCTTTTGTTACATCTATCGTTGCAAATGCCATGTTATACTCCTAATAATTTATGTCCTGAAAAAAAAGCATAACCACTTGGTAATACATTTCCACTACTATCACTTGTATATACATAAATTTCAACATAATCTGAAGCTGATAAATCTAATGTAATATGTGCAATCATGCTTTGTGTGGCTGTACCACTTGATATATAACTTTTAATTTTTGACATACCATAATCTAATTGTGTTCCGTTTTTTCTAAAAACTAATTGTATATCTTTATTTGATGCAACTGCATTAAAACGGACACCAGTTAAAAATAAATATTTACCTGCTTCTCCAGAAGGAACTGTAAATCTTGAATCAGCAAAAGCACTATTTGAATCCCATTGTTCAGTACCAAAAACAACCTTTGTGTTAGCATCATAAGAAGCTGTTTGATTTGCAGCACTTACGGCACCAAAACTAGGAGTATTGTCAATACCCGTTAATGTATTCGTACCTGCACTATTAAGCGTAGCCCCTGAAGGAATACTAATGGTATCCCCTGACTGCCCAATTGTAATGGTACCTGTCCCGGTTCTCTTGAGTATCTCGTCTACTTTCAGTGTGCTCATCTATACCCCTATTAATTTAAAACCACTAAACCAAGTGCCAAGCATAATATTTTCTGTGCTACCACCTGTTTGTTCACAATATAATTCCATATAATCGCCTGCTGCTAAATTACCATTCCAAGACATAAAAGCATAAGTCGTATCTCCTTCATGGTGTATTGTCCTAAGTTGTGCCATTCCAGTGTCAGTAGCTACTATTGACCCATTTTTATAAAATGCCGCTTGCGTTCTACCAGATGTGTGGTCTTGAATATGAATACCAGCAGTAAAGTGATACTTGCCACCTTCTCCGCTTGGTACAGTAAACTTTGAACTTCCAAAAGCATTATCAGTATCCCAAACTTCTCCGCCTAAAGTTGCTTTAGTCCAAGTGCTAGTTGATAAACTTTGGTTGCTAGCGTTATAAACCATAAATGATGGAGTATTATCTCCACCAAAGCCTGTAGCTGTACCTGCGTTAGCAATGGTTACTCCAGACGGCACGTTTATCGTGTCACCTGAAACCCCTAACGTGATTGTAGTCGTGTTCGTGCTACCAATTTGCATGGTAGACGTACCAGATCTAGTATCAATAGTATCTACTTGAATCTTACTCAATTATTACTCCTTTAAGACTTTGGATTATCATCTTTGATCTTCTTGATTCTTGCCTTCCACGCGTCGATATCCTTATATATCTCATCAAGCTGATCGCCAATATCACCATAAAGTCCCTTTCTTGTACTTCTTACAGCGTTGTTTGACTCTTCAGTATCGCCAGCCGTATCATGTGCTGCTAGTTGTGCATCAGTTGGTTTATCTAAACCATCGACGCTCCAGCTCGCTATATACGGGCCTTTACCGTCCGAATCATCCTGTAAAGCTACATTACCGTTTGGACCGAAATCAGCAGTTTTGCTGTTCGCTTCACAGTAAAGCTTAACTTTAGTTGATAGACTTGCCATATAGACCTCCTTTTAAAATTGTTATCATTATGTTCCTATTAATTTATATCCTAAAAAATAATTTTTGTAAGACTCAAAGTTTCTACTTCCACTTTCACTTTGATAACCAAAAACTTCAACATAATCACTTGCTGATAAACTTAGTACATCAGCCATAACCATAAAATTATCTGATGTGTTTGGAGAAGTATGCTGCATTCTTAACGAAGAATGAAAAGCACTTCCATTAACATAAAATTGAGCACGCAGTTGACCTCCATCAGTAGTAGCTGTGTACTGTAATTGTGATAAAAAATAATATTTTCCTGCAGATGGTGCAGTAAAACGATAGTTAGTAGAACTATCAAAAGCTGCATCAGTATCATAACTTTCAGAATTGTATTGAATTTTAGTATATGTTGAATTTGCAACACTTTGATCTGTGCTTCTAAAAACACGAAACATAGGAGCATTACTTACAGTAGCTCCACCACTTTGTAATGTTCCAGCAACATTAAATGTAGCGCCTGAAGGCACCGTCATGGTGTCCCCTGAACTACCAATCTCTAATGAAGTTCCACTTTGTGGATCTAATTTGTCTACGAATAAAGTTCCCATTATATCACCGTTAATGTTCCTGCTACTGTCACTGTTCCAGTGTAATTAACTGGTCCAGCCACAAAAGCATTTTGTGTTGCTGTTATTGTTACGTCTGAAGTAATTGTTGCTAAGTTTAAATACATACCGTTAAAGCTTGGGTTAATTGCAGTATGGTCAACACTACCAGTAGCTGGTGTTTGGTAACCTACAGCTGCTCCAATAAATACTACATATGCTGCATCAGATCCTGCTAATGTACTAGATCCAGTAGATAATGTTGTACCACTTGCAGTGTAATCTACATCTGGTTTTTGAACAACGTTATTAACTACGAATCTTACAGAAGAAGAATCAGAAACTGATTGGTTTAAAGAAAAGCTTTGAGCAGAACCATCACCAGTGATAGTCTGAGTTGCCATTGATTTAAATTCACTTGAACTACCTGGACCTATATACGCCATGACTCTCCTACGTGCTTATACTATCTATATACGATACCCAAACATTCAAACTATTCGCTGTATCCGATTTTGCCTTCAAAACGTCAGTGCTTTGAAGCACAACTTTTGAACCGCCATCAATCAATTCTATACTAGATCCTTGAGGAATGCTTACATTTTTTACAATGTAAGAATCAGCTGATCCACCACTAGCTGTGCTAGTAATATAGACATCTGCTTGAATTGTTTGTGTTACGATGTTTGCTAATCTTATGCCTATTATAGCGTCGTCTGAGTTAGAAGTTATTATAGTACGTGCAGTTGTACCAATAGCTACGTCTCCCGAACCATCCGCTGCAACAGCTCTTTCAAAATCCTGTGCCATACCTTACCTATATCATAGCGCCACAGACATTGCAATTACAAAGCCGGCACTTACGCCACTTGATGTTGCCCATTCTGGTGCTGTTGCTCCTGCGTTCATCTGTAGAACTTGGAGTGCTGAACCTTTCGCTAACCTTGCTGGTGTATTATTTGCGGAGGCATACAAAATATCTCCTGCAGTAGTTAGTGTCATGTCCATTGTTTTACTTGCTGGAAACGTACAAAATACATCTTTTGTCCCTGCGCTAAAATCAACAGCACTATCGCTGTTAGAGCTAGAGATTACAGATCTACCTGTTAAAGTGTCCGGTGATGCGTCTGTAATAGTTCCTAGTCCTACTTCCCACTCATTTGCACTTTGGTGTGCAATAGCGTAGTAGGTAGTATTTGAATTACCTATTCCAGCTACAAAACCTTCAAACCCTGAAACAGCGCCTGCTAAATTTATAGTGCCTGTGCCAGTGCTTGTCGTCGTTTCCTTTACACGATCGTTTAATACTAACGCCATGTTATTCCTATGCTAATCTTAATATAGCATTAGATGCGTCAGCTGTTGGGAATTGAATTGTAAAAGTACCACTTGTACAAGTTTTGTCCCCACCGAAATTCAACACACATACAGATTTATTACTCTCTGAACTGTTATAGATCAAAGCGCCATAAGCTGTAATAGTTGCTGAAGTCCAAGACGTATCTGCGAAATCACATACCGCAGTTGTTCCATCTGCTACTGGTGTAACACTTGTTAAAGTATTGCCACCTGCTGAATAACCAGAACCGGATACTTCGTTAGTTGCTGTACCATCACCATAAGTAGCTGTTGAAGCAGCTAAAGATGAAGAGTTAGTGTACAAAGCAATTTTAAAAGTATCACCACTGGAAGCAGTGAAATTGTGCGTTCCTTGTAACACCTGAGTTTTAAAACTTGTTGTTACAGTTGATGATGATATTGCCATTTTATTGTCCTCCTTCTATAGGTCCTGTTGGACCTGGTTTACTAAAGCCTGGTAAGAATGATGGACGTGGCATTCTAATAACCCCACTTTGATGTTCATCACGTCTTCCGCGACCCATTTGTTGCGCAGCGACTTCTTGTAAAGCCATTTCATACGATTGATTATACATTTGCAGCATTTCTGCTGGACCTTTCAAATATTTGAAAGCTTCGACAAGGCAGCCATACAACATAAGTGCAGGTGCGTTATCACCAAGCCAAGTATTGCTATTAGTAGAAGTTAATCTGTCAGGCAATTTAATTAACCCTACTTCTACATAATTAGCAGTAGCTGGCGTTGGAACTACATATATAGTATTATAATCCCATTGTGAATAATATTTTGGTGTTCCTGTAGCATCTCTATCTGGCCAATATTCATTCATAAATGTAACATCTCTTTGTTCTAAATATGTTCTATCTCCTGTGCCAGCAGCAGGATATATCATAACACTTCTTATAACAGAAAACTGAGTAGGAATTGTAGTTCCTCCACCAGGTAAAGTTATAAAACCATTTCCTACTGTAAAGTTAGAATATTGATAAGATCTAAAAACAGGTAAATCTATATCTCTTAAAATTTTATTTTCAGTGTGCTCAATAATATCATTGACAATAGTATCAGTTAAAACATCACTAGATGTTTCAGTGTAATCTCTTATTTGTTGTACTAATTCAGTGTAAGTTGTCATGCGCTCACCGTAGTTGGTCCAATAAATGCCACATTTCCTCCACCTGCACCAGTGGCAGAAGGAGTAGAAGTAATTGTTATATTAATAAAATCATCCGTTACACTTGTTGGAGTAAATCCTGCAGCTGCTGTTAATTCTGAAGATGGTACACCAAAACGATTAGTGCCCGTTACACCCATTCCTTGAAACTGGGTTGTGGTTCCTTCAGTTCCACTATTTGCTGCATCCCAAAACATAATTGTATCAGAAGTTGTATAAGGATGACCTGGAGCAAAAATAGAAACACTTTTACTTCCAGCCGTAAATCTAAACGGATCTGGTGGAAGTAATTGAGTGGTTTCTGGTGCTATACGTGCAGGTCTTGGATGTTCTAACGCTTGAGGATCTGGAGAATGTTCATGTGGCATCAATTGAGGTGCCTTAGGTTCATACTCACTTGTATGTACCCACATACCATTCCATTCTTGCACCATTTCGTTGTAGGGAAATTGTAATCCACTACGATCGGAAATAGCTATTGCATATTTTCCTTTAGCGTAAGCCATTTATTATACTACCATTTACTATCGTTAGGTCCAACCCAATGATATTTACCACCTTTTTTAGCAGCACCCATTCCTTGAGCCGTTCCACTAATAGTCCCTTTAGCAATTTTAATCTCTTTTCCACCTAACTCTCTATTAGTTCCTGTTGGTGCATTTCCTTTATCAGTTGCTGCTCCAACATTTTTAATAATAGAAGGTGTACTTATTTGACCTCTACCATAATGACCTATTTTTTTAGTAGATGCATCACGAGTATTAGTTGTTTGTTTATTCCAATGTGGGTTACTCATTAGTCCTCCTTTTTACATTCACAGTTTCCACAACTGCATTGTCCACCACAGCATGATCCGCCGTTGCTACAATGACATTCATGGTCACAATGTTTACATATTGGCATATTACCTCCTATGGTATATACGCTTGCGCCGGTTTAACTCTAAACGAGACTCTTTCTCGGTTAGCATCAGCGGTTCTCTCAAATTCTTCATCATATACCGCTTTTAATCCCGCAGCCATCTGCGGTGCTCTTTTTAAAGAAACATAATAAGCTAATCCAGAAACTAAACAAGGAAGAAAATAGAAAGGCACATCTGCAGTATTTGAATAAGCACCTGCATCCATAATTCTATTTACATAAAAATATTTCATTATGTAAGCTTTATCGGGGTTAGGGTAAACAAACATAGTCATGTCATGTTCAGGTCTTCCTGTGCTAGTAGATCCATTAACAGTCACTTGACCATTAATTAAACAAAATTGTGTTGGTCTAGCATCACCTGTATTAGTTTCTCTCTTTCTGCTTAAATTCATGTATTCTGTTCTGGAAATTTTAGTAATTGCTACATCTGTAGTATTTTGATCACCATCTAAATTTGCAGTTGCATTAGCTGTTGTTGTTATTGTTGCGTCAATAATATCTACAACTTTTTGATCAACAGCATAATAATTTGTACCAGCAGTCATTGTTTGTGTTGCGTAATCAATGGTCCATAAATTTAAACCACGATTAGCCCAATCAGAAAACATAAGGTTTAAAGATCTTCTAGCAGTTCTTAAATCATAACCGCTTCTTACTTCAAGACCGCATCTTTCAAATGCTTCTTCTATAATTTCCTCTATCGAGAGGTTAAATGTTCTCGTACCTGAATAAGCCATTTAAACCTCTACGAGATAGCGTCGTATTCTTTTATAAACTCAATAACTATACTAGCAGTATCATCGTTAGTAACAGAAGAAAAGTTAATCATAACATCGCCAGAATAGTTAGTTGCTTTTGTGTTCTGTAAAGTTCCTATAGAACTAAAGTCCACATCCTGAGCATGATTACAAGACCATGCAACTGGATTTGTTCCACTGTTATCCCACTCTATTATAAGTGGTTTAGCAGGAGCAGTTACACTAGAACTCCACCACATTCTATTTATATTTACATAAGTACAAGCTGTTCCATCAGCTCTTGCATTTAAATTAGATGCGTCAACTTTATATGTTTCAGCTGTAGTAGATGCTATTTTAGCGGTGAATGAAAAGATAGCTTTTCTATCTCCATCAAATAATTTTTTTACGTATTGTGCCATTTTTAATTCCCCTTGTACAAGGGTGGGGCCATTACTCCCCACCCACGGTTATATTATTTTACCAAGTATCTCCCGAAGCAAGGTTTTTACCTTGCATAAAGTCAATCTTGATCCATGCTTGACCAGCTGTAGATAATGCTCCAGTTGGAGTATAAGTCAATACTGCTTGTACATCTGAGTCATAAGAAACTCCGTCTGCACCAGTCTCTGATTGAGATACACTTTTCCACACTGCATTTTGTGTAGCATCCACAGTTACAGCTCCACCAGTATTACCAGTAGTTGTAACTGCACGCATGACAGCAGTAGCAATGTCTGCTAAATAATCCGGATCATCAGATTTTCCAATTTCCATTGGATCTGCTGTTCCAGCATTAAACGCTTCTGCTACCCATACCTTGATACCAGTAATGGTAGATTGGTAAGGAATAGTTCCTAACGCTCTGCAATAAACATCTGCTGCCACAGCCGCTGTTCCCACTGTAATATTCCCAGTGGTAGCACCACTTGTAGCAACTTTAGTTACACTTTTAAAGTTAGCTGCTGTGCTATTAGTAGTATAAACAGTTCCACTATTTGGTCCTGTTATAGTTTCACTTAAAGCTTTACCATTAACATCTGTTCCAGTGATAGTGAAGGTGATTCCTGAATCATTACCATCACTTGTAACGCCAATTTTTCTTGCCCACGCTGCGTCAGCAGTTGTTGAAACTGCACTTCCAAGAGCTGGTGCATAAATTGAATTGCCATTAACAGTAGCACATAAAGCGCCATTTAATGTCAAGTTAGCTGCCGCTGAAGTTGTTTGTGAAGCGCAAATACCGTCTGTATCTGCCGCTGCTGGTTCTTGAAAATAACGAGCTAATGAGTTGGTTACCCAGTTAGTGTCTGTTAAATCTTTACCACGATAACCACCTGATGTGGCTCCGCTAATTACTGGACCCGTTTTAACCGGACCCTGAAAAGTTGTTGTACCCATTTGTACTCCTTTGGCTGTATAGGCCTTTTGTTACGTCGTCTCTATACCGTCTGCCTAGCCAGTCTACGTAACTGTTTTACTAGGATAAAGGGGCGAACTAATTTCGCCCCTTTAAAGATTAATTAAGCTCCTGGTGAACCAAAGATACCTCTCCAGTCAGACCAGCCGAAGCTGTATCTTTCTCTAGCTTTGTATCTAACATTACCAGTATCGAAATCGCCTTCCATAGCAGTTCTAATTGGAGCTCTTACAAAGTGTTTAAGTCCATTAGGTGCATCTGTTTTAATGAAGAACGCATCAGTATCAGTAAGGAAGTTGTTTACAACATATCCTTCAGGTACCATACCCATTGATTTGATTGCGTTGATATCATTATCAGCAGTGCCTACTCTACCAGCAGATTTCATTAGTCTCTCAGCTACAAACTGAAGGTTTACTGGTATAATCATTTTCATACCTCTAAGAGCAATTTTCATTCCTCTTTCGTCCTTCATGTCAGCAATATCAATTAACATCTGCTCAAGCGAAGTTTCGTTTAAGTCAGCTGCAGTTGATAGCTCGTTCTTTTGGTCGCCACTAAGAGTTGGGTGGTCAGTCGCACAAAGCTCCTTTGCATCCCCACCAAGATAAGAGTTGTTAAACGCTCTGTTAAGAATGTTTGCAGCTTTAACTTGTTTAGTGTTAGCCATAGAACGCGCTAATGCTTTAGTATAGCGAGTGCTAAGTTTGTCGTAAAGATTATCCTCTACAGCTTCTTCTGTAAGTGCAAAAGCTAAAGCAATAGTCTCGTTGGTGTACCTAGCAGTGTAAGTTTCTTGAGCATCTTCATATGATACTCCTTGACCTTCCGGTTTTACAGCTGCGTTAGCGAAACCGCCAAGCATTACTTCTTCTTCGAAAGCACGATCAGATGATTCTGTATCGAATATTTCTTTGTCTTGATTTTCGTATCGGTCGTACTCTAAACCAAACAGGGCGTTCAAACCAGGTTCGAGTTCTTTGACCAATTGCATTCTTGAAATAACCATTGTTCAATATCTCCTTAGGTTTATACGCCAGTGCCATTGTTATAGTACAGATGCTCGTTGAATCTTACAATCCAGTTAGCATTAGCACTAGCAATGTCACTGTTTTCAGGATCTTCAGAAATTCTGATGATTCTTAATTGAGCAGCACCGCCTGCAGCAGCACCTAACTCAGATTTAGATTGACCATTGATAGTAGAACCCGCAGCATAAACTTGGTCAGCGTTATCGCCAACAGCAGTTTGTCCTAGAGTTGCATTATCTTGAATTTCGAAGAGCATGTTTGGATCATCGTAAACGAACGCGTCTATATCGCCCACAGTAGGTGTTATGCTACCAGGGTAGTAGTTTGACCATGTTGGTTTTTGTGTAGTAGGGTCATTGTAGAAACAACCGTTGAAAACTCCAACGTTCGCAGTGTCAGCGTTTCCACTAACTTGTATAGTTCCTGCAGCAACTAACTTAACGATATCTCCTTTGTAAATCGCAGTAGCATAGCCATCTGCAATTTTGTATTTAGAAGTACCGCCATTTTGAATGCCGCTTCCTAATTCGCCTACAGGTCTTAAACCAAATGGCGCATCATTATTAGCCATGATTTTTTCTCCTGAAAAAATTTTTAAAAACACACTCACCGCGAGTGTGTTAAAATTGTGTAACTATGTGTTAGGAAACTTATTAACTAGGTTTCTTGCCACCAAATGTTACGCGAGAGCTTCTCTCTTTCGAGATTGGCATGCTAGGATGTTGTTCCTTAAGAGGATCATTTGCAATCGCATCATCTTTATCTTGCGTAACTTTCGCAAAATATTGTTTACGCTGCTCAACAATCTCATTAGGGATTCTTGCTAGCATTAAACCTCCAACAGCTATAACACCTTCATATTTACCTGAATCAATTTGAGGCCATTCGTTGGTTGGATATTCATCAGCTCTGACAAATTCCCATCCTTCTCGTAGTCTAGCGGATACATTTTTTTGATCCATCTGTCCTACTGATTCGGCCCTTACCCATCTGTGCTTAAAGCCTTCGGGTGCAGGTGGTGCGTCTAGTTGTGACGGTGGAGTCCATACTTTAGGACGCTCTTGTTTAGCCCTAGTTTCTGACTCGCGTGATGGTAGTTTAGTTTTCATTACTTTATCATTCATATGCCTACTCCTTCACGTATTTCGCATATTCGCTTAGTGGCACACCTAATTTTTTTGCGATGGCTACTTGTGATGGTGTGAGTCTCACTGTGCCTTTGCGCCTAACAGGTCCACCTCTATTAGCAGAAGCAACCGTTTGAGTTGGCGAAACTTGTTGTTCAAATTTATGAGGAAATGTATCCTTCATCCTTTTGTCTATTTCACTATAATATGAATCGGACGTCGGGTCAAATCCTTCTTCCATTAGTTTACGATGAATTGAGAAAGAAGTCAAGGTCATAGGTTCATCTTTACCAAACCAGTCATTCTTTTCAGCCCAAGCCTCTGCCTTTGGATCTGGCGGTGGCGGTGGTGCTGCTGGTGGCTGCATTTGTTGAGGATTAGGCATTCTAGGTTGTTCAGGATCGACACCTCTTGCCTCCATTTCCTTTTTTAACCTTTCACGCTGTTCTATGCTTTTTTTAGCTCTGTCTCCTTCAACAGATAATCTAGCTAATTTTTGCTGAGCTTCTACTTGCTTATCAAAATCACCTAAATCCATAGCTTCTTTTAATTGTTTTTTTACTTCAGCAGTTTGAGCCTCAACACGTGTAGCAAATTCTTTTACATAACCTGTATCTAATTGACGCGCTTTTCTTTGTAATTCAGCTTGTTTTTGCTGAACTCCTTGAGCAAATTCAATTGCAGCTTGTTCTCTTCTTTCTGCTTCTCTAACTTTTTTAGTTAATTTATCAATACGAGATTGAACTTTTTTCCCGTAATCATCCATTTCACCTTCAGAAGCTGTTTCAGCTTTATCTTCTATAACAACTTCTTTAGATTCATTGACTACTTCAATATCATCTTCTTTATTAATTCTTTTTTCTGTTGAGTCTAATTTTACATCAACAGAGTCTCCTTCAGATGGTAAATCAACCATCTTGGCATCAGCTTCTGCTTGTGATTCTACTTTTTTAGCTTCTTCTGCAGGCATATTTTACTCCTGTTTATTTGTATTGCAAGATATCCTCTGGGTCTTTTACCACAGCAATTATCTCGTCTTCATTAAGTATTCTCACTTCACCACCTTCTATTCCAAACCTTGATCCAGCATAACGACCAAATATAATCCAATCGTTTAATTTGCACCAGGGTCCATTTGGAAACCTTGTTTTATCTGTATAACAATCCGGTCCCATTTTAAGAACCAAACCAGTGACTGTTGTATAGCCACGTTCTTGCATTGTCTCATCTGTTAATAATACACCACCTTTTGTTTTACCTTGTCCTTTATAAGGTAAAACTAACATACGCCAACCTGTTGGATCAGGTAAACGCTCTAATACTTTTTCTGTTGGTAAATGTTCTATATTGTTAGTAGCTTCTGCTTGTAATTTAGCCAGAAATCTGTTTTCTTTATCTTCTGCTACTTTATTATTTTCATCAGCCTCAACAGCTAAATCTTTTTCTTCTAACGCAAATTTACGTTTAGGTATTACTGTCTCCGTCATTATCTTCCTCTTTCTGCAGGTCTTGAATCTCCTGTTCCATTATAGTGTAAGCTTTATGCTCGCCAACTGCTTTAACATATTCTTCCATAGTTGGCAAGCCTTGAGCTATAACTTCTTTTAATTCATTTTTGCGCGATCTAATCTTTTTTAAGATTAAATAAATCGCGGTTTCATCTCGCATAAAATTTACTTCTTCTTTAAGCCACCTTTTTTAGCCATAGTAGAAGCACCTGAATACGCACCTTTACCCATAGCTTTTTCCATGCCTTTAGATTCATTTCTTCTAGATTTTAAAGACTGTGATTTTTTACCATGTCTTGCACCTAAAGATTCATCTAGTCTAGCATTGTAACCTTGTTTCATAGCGCCGCCGCCCATTTTTTTAACTCTTCCACCTTTTGCAAAAGTAGTAGTAGTTTGTCTTTTTCCTGGCATAATTTTGCCTTGGCCACGAACTGTAACTTTTCCAACCATAATATCCTCCTTAATAGATTTTTGTTATAGGTCTTTTATTAGGTAACATCAAGTTAAATCCTCTTGGTTTAACTGTTCTTTGGACACTGCCACCTACATTCTTTTTGACAATTTTACTGCCATATTCTTTCGTCCAATCTTTTGCTATTTCAGGCTCATTAGCCCATAAATATCTTCTTTGTTTTTCTGATCTAAAAGGCATTATTTTTTAAACATATTAATTGCACCAGCACCGGCCTTGATGCCGAAGCTCGCAGAAATCGCAATGTACAACAAATTGTGGTAATACGACGGCAAATCCTGGAGGGCGATAAACCCTTTGTGTATATGTTCTTGAAAAGGCGTGAAGACTAAAACGGCAGGCAAAAGTAGGACAATGAGACTTACCTCATCCTTCCACGAACCTTTCATTTGGTCCACGGCACTTTGCTCCCATTTCACTTTTCCGGCTATTTGATCTTCTTTTAATTTCTTAGCTGCTTTTAGTTCAGTAAGTTTTAACTCACCCTTCATTTTCTTCGTAGCCACGAAGCCTTTAACTCCATCTGCTACTACACCCAATAATGGTTTTGCTAATAGTTGCCACATGCTTACCTCACTAAACTTAATAATCCACCATTATTAACTGAAACATTTCCCATAGCTAATTGTGTATATGGATTAGATTTATTTACAGTTATCATATACTCCATTAATGGTGTTTGTCCAGGGACAAATTCTTCATCCCCTAATGGTCCTTGATTAGATGTAAGGCCTGCACCATAATAAGCTGCAGCATCGCCATATGCACCACCATAATCAACGCCACTAAATCCTACAGGTCCACTAGGTCCAGGTGCAATAGGATTACCAAATTCATCAACTTCACCTTCAAAATACCAACCTTTAGAAGTATCAGCCCAACTATCACCTGTTATGCTAGTTAATCCAGATAATTGATCAAACCAATCACTCCACTCTTCAGATTGCCATCCTATGTCTTCCGGTGATTTTCCAGCTTTTATCCCAGCTTCTAAATTAGCTTGTTCTTCTGCTTTTAATTTTTCACCATATGTCGCTATATCCGATAATTCATCATAAGATAAATCTTGAGTTACAAAAATAGGTTTATTAAGAAATTTATCTTTTCCTGTAACCCAATTTTTTGTACGAGCAATTCTTTCTGATGGAGTTATAACTTGAGATCCAGTTTTTTCTCTAAATGCTTCTCTATCTCTAGGGGAAGACATTTGATCTTTATCTTGATAAGAATGAGGTTTTGGAACTTCTGGCCTATCATTAGCCCATCCTGCAGTGCTTCCACCTGTTACAGGATCTTTTTTATCTCCTGACCAAGCCCAAGTATCATAATTGGGAATATTTTCTGGACCTTTATGTGGAGTTCCTGGCTTTAATGCAGCTAATATACCTTCTTCTTCAGGTGTTATATAAGCTAATTTTGTTCGTGGAGCATTTGGACGAGTTTTTAAAAATCGTGGTACTTCTAAAATTTCACTTTTAGTATAATTGCCAGGGTAATTCATTATTTAATACCTAATTTATAAGGCAACATTTCATCATCCATAAATTGGTAAAAATAATCTGGTACTTGCATTGGATAAAATTCATCATACCATTTATCATAAGGAGAAGTTTTAAATCCTTGATTACTAGCATCCATAATTATTTCCCACATTTCGTCACTCATATCGTTTGGTTGTGTTTCAAATCTTACCGGACGACTTTTTAAATAACTATAATCTCCTAAAATTTCTTCATTTGCTTTATCAGAATCTCCAAACATTTTTGATAGTCCTGGAATTCCGGTTACAGCACCAATACCCATTTTCATTAGATTAGGAAGTGCTCTTTGAGCAAGATAAGATTTTGGAAAATGAGATTTATAACTATCAGGATTAGTCATCATGTATTGATTCATCATTTTTCTATATGGAGTAGAATATAATGCATGAAACTTAGCTGCATTATCAGAACCCATAATTCCAATACTTCCGCTTGGATTAAATTTTGCACCAACTAATTCTGCAGCTTGTCTTTTTAAACCTTCTCTAAATCTTGTAAAATCGTTACGCGTTGCAGTGTTAGGATTAAATGAACGCATGAAATAATCATGTTCATTACGTTTAGCTGCACGTTGTTCACGTGCAGCTAGATTCCATTTAGATTGCCTGTCTGCAAAACCTTGTCGGTCTAATTCAACCATTATGCACCAGGTATCATAGCTTGAAGCACAATAAGAACTACAATGGCTACAATGCCGGCCTTAATCCAGTCCTTCATTTTCCACTCATTCCATTCTTTTATGTGTGCCCAAACATCTTTTAATAGATTCATTTGGTCCTCCTAATGTATAGTTATACTTGCCGCTTCTTGTTCCAGTTCTGCTATATAATCAAAAGATTCTACAACAGATTGAAATATAAACGACGTTTGATCTGGCCCTAAAGCATCAACATAATGCTGACGCGTTACAGCCATCAAAGCTGCACAAACTAATAGTGCATCTTCGGGCTTCTTTATAAGGGATCTTGCAAGGGTGTCAATCTCTTGCATGGCATCACTTATTATCTTTACTTTTTTTATCTCTCGATCCGGCATTTATCCTCGCAGTAGTTATGTCTTTTTCATTCTTCATTGCTTCTTTAGTTAAAGCAACATTTTCTTTTAGCTCTCCTAAAGCATCTTTAGCAGCTTCTTGATCAATACGACTAGCTGTTTCCATTAATTTAATAGTTGTATCAGCTTCTATTTTATCACGTTCCATGTCAAGTTTTTCTGCTTCATGAGTTCCTTTAGTTTGCATTTCTTGTTGACGCATCATTGCTTCAGCTGCTCTTAAATCAATCTCTCTTTGTTTAAGTTTAACTAGAGGATCAGCTTGTTCTGCTGCTGTACGTTTTTCTTCGTCTTGTGCAAGTTGTGCAGTCATTTGTGCTTCAAGATTTGCAATGGCATTTGTTTTATCAATCATCATTTGTTGTGCCAAACCATTTAAACGTTGCATCTCTTGCGGATTCATTTGTGCTTGTTGCATCTTTTGCTGCATATCTTGTTCCATTTCAGCAAATTGTTCTTGAACTTGTTTTTGTGCCATTAATGCCACGTGTTCAGAAACATGGGCTTGCAACATAGAATAAAGAGGTGGGTTAATTTGCACCATTCTTGTAAACATAAATTCAGCATGCGCTTTCATATGCGCTGGATGATCTTGTTGAATAAAAGCTTTTAATGGTGAACCTTTCATAGCTGCAGCATTTTCAACTGCAGGGCTTAAAGGTTGTGGTTCATTTTCTTCATCATTTTTTAATATTGCATCAATATTATCAACTCCCATTGCTTGATACATTCTTCTATATGCTTCACGCATATTATGCATCTGTGGATTAGAACTTGCTAATTGTAATTGCTGTTGCGCCAACATAACTCTTTGTGACATTGAGAATATATTTGGATCACTAACGGGAAGAATATCAACACGATCATCAAAATCAGATTGTTTAATCATTCTTTCACCACCAACAACCTGATATGGATACTCTGGTGGAGTAAACATTTGTATACAATTTGCTAAAAGTTTAAATTCTTTTCTTTGTGAATAGTGTAATCTTTTTTGTATTGCACTCATCACTTTAGTTCCACGTTCTAGTAAAGCTAAAGTAGTTCCAACAGGATTTTGTTCATTACCTTCACCCATTTTCATATCAGCTATTGCTGCAAATGATTTTCCAGCATCAACTGCAAAACCTAATAGCGCAAACAAAGTTTGTGATGGTTCTTTATAAGGAAGAGGTAATAAAGATTCTTTTATTGATTGTCCTGTTACATCTACATCTCTAAATTCACCTGGTTGTAAAGGTTCATCGTGATCACGTATACGCATGCCTCTAGCTTTAAAACCTGCTGGAAGATTGGCAAGAGTACCTGCATCAATTAATTGTCGCAAAACACTTGTTGCAGTTCTTGACAATCCACCTAGCATATGAATTAGGCCAAATCCGTAGAAGCCTAATCCTGGGAGGAATTTGAAATGAACAAAGTATGCTTTCTTTTTAAAACTTAAATCACCCTCTGTCCAGTTTCTACGTATAGATAAAATCTGAGATGAAAATTTATCAATAGTAACAATGTAAGGAAGTTTAATTCCACTTGTGTCTTCAAAATCAGGTACATCAGCATTAACGTGCATTTCTAAAATTAAATGCTCATCATCTTCTCCTTGGTTAGTAGCTGAAACACCTTCTAATTCATTTACTTTTTCTCTTACTTCATTTGTAACATCTACTTGTCCAGAAGCTACAGCAACATCACGATAAAAACCAGACACTTGATTTTTCTTAACTTCGTTGCCAGACATTTTAATACAGTGTGTAATACGTTCAGCTTGTTCTAAATCTGTTGCCATGTAATTAACAACGCAATCTTCACTGGTTACAAATTTAGATACACAACGTTTTAACATTTCGTCGTAATAAACTTTTTTAAATGCAGAACCAGAAAGTGGTAAATAAAATAATAGTTGGTCCATTTCTGGATCAAACTCTTCCATTACATTCATAATGTAATAATTCATGTATTCTTTTACACGTTCTGATTGTTGTTCAATTTCTGGTGTTATAGCACCAACTATTTGGGTGCGAACGGGGCCGCTTGGGGGGAGGAGTTCCTTATAAGCTTGGGCTTGAAACTGCGTAACAGATTCCGCTAATAAAGGATGAACGACCCCTGATGCACCTTCGAAGGGCTGTGTTCGGTCTTCATATTTAAAACCTAACATATCAAGGCCTTTGATATAGGTATCTTCCCAATCTTTCCTTGAATCTTTATCCGCTTCGAATGCATTTACCAAATCCGATGAGAATTTGGATAACTTGTCATCTGAAATATATTCAGCTAAATTTGAGTCAAATGGTATTTGTGATTGATCAATTGTTTGTTCTGTCAAAATTTCTTCTGCACTTCCATCTTGCATAATCTCAAAACCATCAAACTCTACGTTCTTATTGTCAATTTGTACTTCTTCACCAATAGGTTCAATTTCTAATGCCGCTTCTACAGCAGCCATTGCTTTATCAATTTGATTTTTAGTTTTATCTACCATTAACTGTACCTCCTTGTTGCCAAGCAGACACGCCTTTTGTAATTATTTCTTCTGCCATTTTATTGCCCTTTAAATTTAACATTTTTATGTTTCCGAATATTTGCCCCTTACCATCCTTTATAACAGTATTTAATAAATTTGCACCTGTTTTTTTTGCTGTTTTTTGTAAAGCGTTATTTAAAATAGGTCCATAAGCACTTAAATTACCAACATAATCCCTATTACCAGGCGTTATATTTTTATTTTTAACAGCTGGATTAGCAAATGCTACTCCATCATATTTACCATCTTTTGCTATACGCATTAAGTATTTTGCAACAAATTCCATGTATTCTTGGGAAGTTTGAAATGGTCCTTCAGGAACATTACCCCCTGAACCAATTTTTTTATTTTCCATAGCTTCACTTAAAATTTTTCTAATCTTTTCTCTTTCTTCTTGTAATTTAGGTAATGCTGAAGATCTTGGGTTTGTAGATAATAAATTTTCAATTTTAAGGTTAATTAAATCTAATTGTTGTTTATTGGCATATAACTCTCTTGGTGGAATCATATCCCCACGCATAGCATAACCTTCACCTTTTCCTAAAGTTCTTCCTTCTTCTTTTGCTGCTCTCATGGCACTTTGTATCTTTTGATGCATGTCAGATTGAATTTCCTCTACAAATAAAACTCTTCTTCCAAATTCATCTGTTCTATCAGACACTCTTGCATGAACAAAAGCATTCTGTCTTGCTTTTTCAGGCAAACCAAAATCATGGCTTGAATAAGGATATACAGGTTCATCTAAACGAAATTTACCAGGAGTATATTTAAATAAAAAATTTCTATAGTTATCTCCACCATCCATCATTTGCTCGCCTTTATAACGTGCTTGAGCTGCATAATCTTTTGCTTTTAACCCTACACCTCTTTTTTCCAAAATACTTGATAAAGCTACTAATGGTTCTTTTATGGCAAAAGGTACTTCCGCCGTTAAAGCTATGCCTTTTTCCATTGCGCTTTCAATACCAAAAACATCTTTCATATATTTATCAATATTTGAAGACATTTTTTCTAAAGCTTTAGGGTTAATTTTATTAGATTCATTGACAAGATTAGGTAAGGTAGTTTGAAGATAAGACATAAAACCTTCAACACGTGGATCTTGTGTTTTTGGGTCTATTTTATTAATTTGTTTTGTAAGATTTCTAATAATATCTACAGGACCTGGTTGGCCAAGGGCCACGACGTCCATTTTAGGGGCAAATTCGTCAAATTCCTTAAGAAATTCTTGTTTAGTTAAAGATTTTTTGCCTTTTTCGACTAAATCCGATAAAAAAAACGTTGTAGAGGTATCATAAAGCTCTTTGTCCTTTACTCCTCTGTTTTTTAAGTAATTCATCCAATTTTGAGGGGCATTTTTCTCAAATGGAGCTTCTACAATCTTTTCGCGTGAGTTATAAAAAAGCGCCGGAGCATTTTTTGGAAGTTTTTCAGCAAATTTTGCTGTTGCTTTTTCTAAATCAAGCTTTGTAGGTGATCCTTTACCTTTTGGTGCCGGTATTCTTGGCGCATATTGCTGTATTGCTCCAATAACTTTAGGTAATACCATTATTGTGCTCCTTTAGATAAAAATTTTAATTCTTTTGGTGATAATTTAGAAGCAATTTTTTGAAGGGTATCATTACCAATAAGAGACGCAAGTCCTCCAAAATTAAAGTTATACTTACTTCCTTTGTTTTTCATATATGGTTCTCTAGTTCTCCAATAACCGCCGAAATTATCTCTTCCTCTATCAGACCACCATTGGCCTGTTCCTATTTTACGTGCTTCTGGATGATCTTTTCGAATTGGATTTCCATATTTATCAACAGATCCAGCTAAAGATGGTTTAGGAAAACCCATTATTTTTTCAAAATACGCTGAATTTAAATCTCCAGGGCTTCTTAAAAAATAATCATCCCCCATATTTTTATAAAGGTGAGCTAAATTATCATATAATCCACCGTAGTATCTAAATTTATTATTGGCATGATCAAACATCATGGATTGTAAACCAAGTTTACGCATATCACGAGTTACGTTTTTAATTTTAGCATCAATTGCTTCATTAGCCATTAAAAATTTTCCTTTAGACATTTTACCTTCATTAAATTGTTTTACTAAATCAAACTTTCCAACACCAGCTTTAGGGTCAAAAGGAGCATTAAGTAAAGTGTCTAATTGTTTTTCATATGCTTTGTGATAACTTTTATTCCTAAATCCTGTTGTTAAAAAAGAAGGGTGTTCAACATATGGTAATAACCATGATGGAAGTTTATCCCTACCTCCATACATTGTTTTAAAATCCATTAAAGGATGGGCAGCGTCTATGGCATTTTTTTTCAATGCTTCGTATTTTTTAAATTTAGTTAATTCTCCTTTAGAACTTATGTAAGGCTCATACATATCTTTAGGTAATGGTCCAATTTTAGGAAAATTAAGATGTGGATTTTGTCTTTCAACAAATAACCTTGAAATACCTTTATCTAAATAATTTTTTCTTGTAAGAGGATCATTAAGAATTGTTTTTTTACCTGGAAACAATTGTTTAGTATATTTATCGGTGACAGGTAATCCTGTACTGGTATTTAACCAATAACCTGGATTATTAGCTATATTAATTTGACGTTGAGTAACGTATGGTCCCATGAAAGGACGAGAAACAATTTTAGATGACCCTGGATTTATTGGGGTTACAGGTCGTTTAAAAGCCCATGATAAAGGTTTATTCATCTCCAGTTTCCTGCGCAGCAGCTGCGTAAGTTAATGCTGGAGTTTGCCACCAACCTCTGCTTGGAATATTTAAAGATTGCCCAGTAAATGTTCTTGTTGGAAAATTAAAGACTGGAATACCAGTTCCACCAGTTTTACTTAGTCCAGGATACATATTATAATATGAACTTCTTAAGATACCTGGATTTCCTTTTATTTTTGATGGAAGTGAAAACCCTTTTATTGCTTGACTCCAACCAAGTAATGATGCTAGACCTTCAGACCACATTGGATTTTCCATTGCTAATTTATTTGCTTCATCAGTTTCATAATCAAATCTAAAATCATCTTCTATAAAAGGCATTGTGCTTTCTGCTAAAAGATCATTAAACAATCCCATATGTTCAGGAAGCTCAAGTCCTTTTTCAGCTAAATACAGCGCATCCATTGGATGAACATTACCTTTGCTCATTGCATAAACAAGTTCTGCTTCATCTTTAAAACCAAATTCATTCATTAATTCTTGATTACGCTGATTTATTAAATTTTCGTTATAGCTTTCTAAAATAGGTGACATTGTTGTATTTTGAAAATCAGAATAATCACTACTATAATCATCTACAATTTTATTAATCATTTTTTGGTTAAGATTTAAATAAGGATCATAATAATTTAATCCCTCTAAATATTCTTTTGGTATATATTGATCTCCAATTTGCCTCCAAGCATTTGCATCATTCATGATGTCATATTTTGCATCAGGATTAATACTTTGGTCGTATTGACCAAAAAATTGATCTGACATCCAGTTTTCAAAAGCCGCAGCTCTTTCAGTTGCATTTAAGTCTGAAAGATCTAAGTTATAATTTCTTAAGTGATTTTGAAAATTAAGTATATCTAATGGGTTTTCATTTTCAGCTCCCGTTAAAAATCCTAATTCTCTTTCCAGTTCTGGAATAGCTTTTTCTAATTGTCCAATTTTTAAATCATCTCTAAATGGGTTAGGGACATCAAAACCAAATAAATTCCACGTAGGGTCAAATTCTTTATTCGCCCAATAACTTCCTAATACACCTTCATCACCAGGAATTGTATCATAGCCAGCAGCAGCTGGAGGAATACGCCAACCTAATTCAAATAAATCACCCATTCCTTCAGCAATATTATAGCCAACATTTCCGGCCCATCTATATTGATCTTTTGTGTAAGGGTTTTTCCAATTTTCTTCTAAAAAACCTAATCCTTTATCTTTAGAATATTGGTTACGTGCATCGTAAAAATCACTAAGGTTATTAAAAAAATTTCTAGCACCAGTTTTTTCAGCTATCCAATCAGAAGCTGACATAACAGAATCTTTACTTCTATCATACCAAGTAGGGCGTTGTGGTATCACATCAGAACCTACTGGTCCTACAGGGCGTTTGTCTGGCTGTGGTTTTTCTTTAATTGTTACAGTAACCATTAATAGTATGCCCTCCTCTTAGCATTATCTACTGGTTCATCTTCAAAGTCATCTTTTAACGTAACGTGATAGCCTTGTCTATATCTCATTAGAGCTTGCGTGGTAGAGTCCACGTAGTCATCATTATCACCGAAAGGGAATGCAGCGCATTCTTCTATGACCTCTTCAGCGAAAGTCTTTTTTGGTGCCCAAATTGCTCCTGCTTCAAATAGTGGAGCTACACTGTTAACCCTTGTATGTTTATCATTTCCTTTTGAGGGTGTAAAGTTAATTACAGGTATACCCATTTTTTGTAATTCGTGGGTAAGTGGCATGCCAGATGCTTTTGCCTCGATTAATACCATTTCTGGTTCCCAGTATTTATATTGCTCCATTGCTTCTTTCTTTAATTCAGGGAAATTCCACCGATCACGTTTTGCATCAAGAAGAATTAACCCCTTTCCTTTACCATTATCAGGATCAAATACCCCCCATGTTGTAATAGCAGAGAAGTCAGCTGTTTCTTTAGCGCTAAATGCTGTATCGTAAGATTGTATAATAAACTCTAAATTAGGAATATTTTCTGACTCCCATGTTTTCCACCACTCACGTTTTATAAGTGCACCTTCCTCGGAGGTTGGTTGTTGCATCCATTGTGCTTGCCACTTGGTTAGTGGTATGGAAGCCTTGACCCCTTGTAAGCCCTCCATGGACCAAAAGTTACCCCACATCGGTTTGTCATTTATGATTGCAGGAAACTCAACTACTTCCCATTGGTCCGCAGCTGGGTCTTTAGCCTGGGCCTCGAGCAACTTGCCAGTAAGATCCTTTACTGACCAACGTGTCATGACTAAAACAATCGCGCCGCCAGG